GGGGAAAGCGCGGGCCGATGCGTTCCAGTTGGTCTGCGCGGCACGGGCGGAGACGGAGAGGATGATTAACGCAGAGACGCAGAGGCGCAGAGGAGAGAGGGAGATCATAGGGTTACAACTCCTGTGTAGTTGGTACCGTGGAAGGTCGCGGAGACGGCGATGCCGCCCTTGTAGGTGATGGACAGGTTGGCGGAGTAGGTGTCGGTGCCGGTGTAGGGCAGGCACTCGACGCCGTTGGTCGAGACGACGACGCCGCCGGAGGGGATCGTCAGATAGTCGCTGGCCGCTGCGCCGCCGAAAACCAGCTCGTAATCCGGGCGGAAGACCGTGCCGCGGTACATGACCGGAATCTCGTAGCGGTACTCGATGCAGGGCACGCCGTCGATATCGACCGTGTCCGGGTAGGAGTTGGTGACGGCGGGCATGTAGGCCCACACGCCGTCCTCGACGGAGTAGGAGAGCGACACCTGCGGCTCGATCGTCGGCTCCTCACTGAACCAGACGTATGCGATCAGATTGGTAGCGCCATCCTGTCGCGTGCGCTGGATCGTGGCCGCGATGTTGGCGTTGGTGTGGACGCCCGCCCATGCGCGCGGCAGGTCGGCGGCGATGTAGGCGACGGTCAGCGTGCGGTTGGTCAGCGTCCAGGCCGCCGCGTCGAACTGCACCTGCGCGTCGGCCACGGTCTGCGAGGCCGCCCCGACGATGTCACCAGACATTTCCACCACAATCTGCGAGGCCGCGACGGTGGCCGCCGCGCCGATGCGGCCCGAGGGGTCGAGCATGGCGCCGCCCCGGAGCGCCGTTACCAACGATGCGATGGCGCGCAGCGCAGGGCTCTTGTCCCCGCCAATAGCGGCGGCGGCCAGGATCAGGACCACCATGGCGACGCGGCCGCCCGTCCCGAGGCACGGCATCTGCTCGCGCCAGACGCGCGTCAGCACGCGCCAGCCGAGCGCCGCCACGCCCACGGCCAGCAGCAGGATTATCAGCAGTCCCTGGAGGTTACTGGACACGGACGCCCCCCACGAAGCGGTAGGTGTTGGTTCCGTCCACGAATGTCGCCGTCAATGGAGTGGTCCCGTTGACCGCAATGCCATTCCGCACGGGCAGCAAGACCTGATTGGTGCCGACGCCCGATACGTCCGCGAAGGTCCTAAAAAAAGCGCTGGTGTAGGATGGCGGCATCGAGACGCGGTTCTTGTAGGCCTTGTACTCGGTCGATCCAACGAGCACCGTGTCGAGCACTGGCTCGCCGACGGCGGCGGCCTCGTACCAGACGTTAGTGCGGCCCAGTGAGTCCGTGAAACGGATAACCGGCAGCACGCCGGGATCCTCGGTGAAATAGGTCCAGATGTCCCAGAGCGAATTTGTCGCGGTCGATCCGGCGCTGGCCAGCTTGACGATGCTCGCGGTTAAGTTGGTGTTGGCCTCGATGCCGCTCCCGAACTGCATGACGTGACCTCGGATGTAGCCGATGCCCTCCAGGCTGTTGACAATCTCGGTGACGCCGGCCACCGCGTTGCTGACCATGGCGGCGGCGGTCTCGACGGCCTCGGCCTGGGCGGCGGCGGCCTCGGCCTGGGCGACGGCGGCGGCCACGGCGGAGACCTCGGCGGCCACGTTGGTGGGGTAGATGGTCGATCCTCGCACCGTGAGGATCTCGGCCACGGGCTCCTCGGCGCGGAGACTCACCACGAAGAGCACGAAGAACACGAAAATAAAAATACTGCGTTTCATTCTGCCACCCCCCAGACGTAGAACCGCAGGTTCGTCGCCGTCACCTGCCAGTAGCAGTTGCTCCCGGTGTCCCAGACGAGCCATCCGGCGACGGTGTTGGTGGGCGGCAGCGGAATGGCGTCGATGGCCTCGCGGATGTCGGGATGTGCGCTCCCGTCGGTGTTGTGGGCCGCGAGCTCCTCGTGCAGCGCGAGCGGGTAGGAGTTGGTCGAGAGGATGGACCGGTAGGCAAAGGCAACATAAAACTCTGATGCGATTTCATCAAACGATCCGAAACCCATGGTGCCTGATATTGAAGTGTCAGTCCACGCTTGCCCTTCTTCTGGCAATGCTATGGCGTAGTCGTCTGCATAGGTAAGCAGAACGCTTCCCCATGAATTGGTGTAATATTCGGTCCCCAGTTCGGTATCTGTATAATAATAGATAAAGACCTGCCCCAAACCAGGAGGCGGTCTGCTTTCTGGACTATTATCGATAATCGCCGTAACCACCAGCGTCGTTACCACACCGATCTCCTCCACCCGCCAGACCGTCGCCGTGCCGTGCTCGACCGTCTGCCAGCAGTCCGCATCCCCCGCAACCGCAATCCGCCCCGCGTCCGTAGCGTGCGCAACCGAGCCCGTGGCCGCGAAAGACGACACAACCGCCGATGCCGCGTTCGTCGCGCCGCCCCACGTCGCCAGCCCCGCATGGCTCCCCACCGTCCAGCCGTTCGTCGCCGCCGGTTGCAGCGCCGTCTCCCCAAGCGCCGCGCCGTTGGTGAGAGAGTAGACAATCGCCTGCCAGTTGGTCATGGCGACCACGTCGCCAGACGCGCGCGCCTGGGCCTCGGCGTCGACCGCCGCCTGCAAGTTGGTGATCGCGATCAGTGCAATGGCGCGGGTCGAGGCGTTGCTCGACAGCAGCGCGGATTGCACCACCGCGACCGCGTTGCCCACGTCCGCCGGCACCGCCACCTGGTTGGTGGGGTAGAGCGAACCGAGCTCCGCCGCCGGCGCCGCCAGCGCCAGCAGCGCACTGCAGACTGCCAACCACCAACTGCCGACTGCCCTCATATCACCCCCCGCGTTTGGAGATCCTCCAGGAGCGTGCGCACCGCCTTGACCAGATCCGCGTAGGTCGGGTTGTCGCCCGCGAAGGTGCGCAGCGCCGTCCCCGCGCCCACCGTCCATTCCGTCGCCGCGGGCACCACGCCTGTCGCGTCGATGTCCGCCAGGCGCGCCGCTCCGTCCTGCGCCGCGCGCGCGACACCGCGCCGCCATTCCCGATCGGCCGCCTCCGCGCCGTCGTAGTCGGTGTAGGGTTTGCGCGCGTGCCGCTTGAGGCGCGAGAGCGCCCGCGCCGCCACCGCGTCGCCGTACTCGGTGAGGAGCCACGCCGGCGCCAGCGCCAGCGGCCCCGGCTTGAGCGTCAGGTCCAGCGTCACGTCGTAGGCCGCGCCCGCCACCGGCGCCGCCTCGAACGTCACGTACTGCGCCCCGGCCGCGTCGAGCGCCAGGCGCGGCTTGTCGTTCAGCATCCACGGCCACGCCTGCGCGCCGTCCACGAGCAGTCGGTCGAAGTCGATCACCCGCGCCCCGAAGACCGCCGCGTCGATGGCCGCGCACACGGCATCCGCCTCCGCCTCGACGGTCACGCGCGCGCGCCAGCACCGCGAACGGTCGCACAGTTCGCGCGCCGCTCGTTCGAGTTCGGCGAGCTTGTCGGCCCCGGCGCATCCCGGCAGGTCGGTGGCCAGTTCCGGGAGCAGGTCGGAGACATGCGCGATCGCCGCGACGCTCATGGCGCCCCCAGTCCGGCCGCAAAGGCCGCCTCAAGCTGCTTCACCGTCTGCCCCAGCAGCGCCGCCTGCGCCTCGTCGGCGGGGCGCAGGGCCCGCACCGCCGCCAGCGCCGCGCCCGCCGCCAGCACCGGCTCCCAGCCGTCGGCCAGCGTCACGGTGGCGGAGGTTGACGCCGGGACCGCCGGCATGCTCCCCGCGCGGACGTCCGCCGCGTGGAACGCCTCGGGATGCAGGCCCCAGAGGCGCCGCCAGGCGTCGGCCAGGCACAGCAGCCAGTCCGCCGCCGGAACCGGGTCGAGTTCCGCCGCGTGCTCGCGCGCGAGCCACTTGGCCCGTGCGATGATGTCGGCTGCCGTCATCTTCCGCGCCACTCCATGCCGCCCGCCGGCGGCCCGTCATTCCCGGAGTCCGCTAGACCCCGGCATCGTCGGACGCGCGCCCCGCGCTGGCGAGGATCGCCTGCCGCGTCACGTTGTTGCCGGACTCCATGTACTCCACAAAGTCCTTCTGCCTCGCCTCGCGCACGATGCGGTAGGGCCGCCGCCGGATCACCCCGGCATCGCGGTAGGGGATGCTCCCGCGCCTGATCGGCTCGAAGACGCGCTGCACCGCCGCGTCGGCCACGTTCAGGAACCGCTGGGGCAGGGGCACCTCGGTCTCGCGCCGCACCGTGATGCGGTCGCCGTTGTGCGAGAGTTCCACGTTCTCGGCATCGCTCGCCGACTGCCGCGCGGCGAAGACGACCCAGAAGTATTTCTCGCCGGCCGCGGCGCGCGCCCGCGCGTCGCGCGCCGTCTGCTCCCGGCCCGCGGCCTGGCGCGCGAGCGTCTGCGCGTGGGGTTCCAGCGCCCACCCGCCATCGCGGGGCACCACGCCCCAGACCTTCGGATCCAGTTCCATCTCGGCCAGGGCCCGGCGGGCCTCGTCCTCGGTCCGCCACGGCTTGCCGTTCTTCGCCACCTTGATTTCGTCGCTCATGAGCGTCTGTGCCTCCGGGTTCATGTGGAGAGGCCGCTCATGGGCGGCTCGCGCGCGCGCCATCGTCAGCCGATGGCGACCAGCGCGAAGTCGTTGTCGGCTACATTCGCGTAGGTCACGTCGGTGATCTCGATGCCCGCGGGCAGGATCGTGCCGGCGGGAGCGGGGACAAAGTCCCACGCGCCCCCGACATGCACCACCCGGCCGCTGGGGACCGCCTGGTCGAGCGTGACCTCGTTGGCCGCGTCGCCGTCGTTGGTGAGCGCCGCGACATTGACCTCGTAGGTGCGCCCGTTGCTGTCGGCCACGATCACTACCCGGCTGCCGACGCCGCAGTAGGACGTCGCCAGGCCGGCGTCGAAGTGGCCCGTGCGGTTCGCCGCCGTGTCGAGCGTCCAGCGCCCGATGGTCCCCTTGAGGTTCCCCCGGTAGGCCGCCACCGTGTCGCGGTGGATCTGGCCGGCCAGGGATGCTGCCGCCACGGTGTCGCCGCCGAGGTAGGGCTTGATCCCGGCCGTGTCGGCCAGGCCCACCCAGGTGGTGGCGTTGCTGCGCGCCAGGCCGCCGTTGCGCGCCAGCGCGGCGCGCAGCATGTCGGCGTTCCAGAACACCTCGAAGGCGGTCGCGACCGCCTGCCCGAGGCGCGTGATGTGGATCTCATGGGGAATGAACCCCAGAGCGATCTTGACGGCGCCCGTTCCCAGGCCCCGGTAGATTCCCGTGATTCGCTGCATGATGCTCTGCTCCTCTCGATCGTCGGTTTGTGCGGCCGCCGTTCCCGCGCCCACCCGGGCGCGGGACTGCGCGGCCCGCGGTTAGGTGGGATTGGCCGTCGCGGCGACCTCCAGCACGGCCAGCGCGTCTTCGAAGAGGATGCAGCCGGCCCACCAGAACTTCCAGCCCACGCTGCCGTTCTGCCCCAGCTCGTCGCCGTAGCGCGGCACGTTGGGCTGGAGCACGCTGATCTGCGCCGCCTTGACGCCCTGCAGGCGCACCACGCCGTAGGCGTCCTTGCCCAGGCAGAGGATCGGGTAGACGTCGCACTTCACCGCGCCCGACGGGGACGCCCCGTCCGAGAGCATGTCGGCCGAGTCGCCGCCACCCTTGAGGTAGGGCTCGACCAGGTTGGAGAGCACCACGCGGAAGCTCTCGACCGCGCCCACCTCGCCCTCGACCTTGCGGTTGGGCTCACCGTATTCGGAGTACGGGGTGAACCCCGTGCAGGAACGGACGTCAGCCTCCAGGTCGGTGTGGCCGATGGCGAAGTAGGTCTCCTCAATGCCCCAGGTGTTCGCGTCCGGGCTCGGCGCGATCATGCGGTTGATCTTGGCGACGTTCGCGCGCGCGAAGCCGCGCGCCACCCGGCGGAAGTCGCCGCGCGTGACCTTGGACACGACGGTCGTGCGCCCCAGCACGCCGCCGGCGTAGTAGCGGTTGGCCGAGGCCTTGCAGAGCTCGATCGTGAGGCGCTCCTCCGTCTCCGCGAACTGGTCCGAGCAGTGGCGCACCGCCACGTCGAGCGGGTTGTCCTCGTGGAGGTCCACCGCCTTGTCGGTGAGCTTCACGACCGCGCCGAACTGCTGCAGCGTGGCCGTGTAGTCGCGCGCCCGCAGCGGCTGGGCCGTGGGCGGAACTCCCTCCGCCAGCGGCGCCATGGCCGCGGCGAAGCGCTCGTAGCGGCGCCACTTGACCGTGTCGCCGCGCTTCTTCGGGAGGGTCGTCACCTGCCCGAACCGTTGCATCACCATGCGCGGCAGCGCGTTCTCGAGCAGCCGCAGCACGGCCTTCACGCCCACGCGCGGGGCGATCTCGCCATAGCTTACCTTCGTCTCCATCTCAGCACCCCTCCGGCGCGGCTACCGCGCCTTGGTTGTCCCATCCGCAACTCCGGGGTCGCTGAAGATTGTCGCCGCCGGCGCGCCCGCGCCGGCTACATGACCACGATGTGGAACGGACGCACGTATCCGCGGCAGTGTTTGCGCCGGCACTGGATCTCGATGACCGTGCCCGGCCCGAGCTTGCCGACGAACACCGGCGTCCGGCAGTGCGGGCAGCGGTGCGTCGTCCGGGCCACGGGCAGCTCGAAGGCCGCATCAGACGCCGGCCTTGCCGCTTCTGCGCTCGCGCACAAGCTCATTGAACAGTTCCTCCGCCTCGTCCTCGTCCACCAGCTCCGACTCGCCCGCGCGCTCGATGCGCGCCGCGCCGCGCTCGATGCGCGCGTTTCCGCGCGCCGCGCCGCCGGCCGCCAGGATGCCCAGCCGCCCGCGCCGCCCGTCCGCGCCCGTGCCGCCCTTGCCCGCTTCGGGATGCTCGGCCAGGTAGAGGCGCAGGAGTTTCGCGGCCGCCTTGGCGTCCGGCACCGTGCCCAGCGCCTTCACGGCCTCCGGTTGGGAGCCGTACCACGCGCCGAACTCCCGCGAGTCGGCGATCGCGCGCGCGCCGGGAACCTGCTCCTCGACCTCGCCGATGAGCTGCTCGCGCCCCGCCGCCGCCCCCGCCGCCTCGTACTGCGCGCGCAGGGGCGCCGTCAGCCGCTGCACCACGGCCACCATCGCGTTGGTGATCGCGGGATACTCCTTGGCCAGATCCTTGAAGGTGACGGCCGGCTCGCCGTCCGCCGCCGCGGCCACCTCCAGGTCGCCGAGCTCCGTTACGAGCGCCTCGCGCGCCTCGGCCACCGATCCCGCGAACGCCGTCGCGTCGAACGCGCCCTTACCCGCGCCCTCGCCAGCGGGCTTGCCGCCGCCCGCGCCCTCGCCAGCGGGTTTGCCGTCGCCCGCGCCCTCGCCAGCGGGTTTGCCGTCGCCCGCGCCCTCGCCAGCGGGCTTGCCGCCGCCCGCGCCCTCGCCAGCGGGTTTGCCATCGCCCGCGCCCTCGCCAGCGGGTTTGCCATCGCCTGCGCCGTCGCCCACGCCAACGCCATCGGACTTGCCCTCGGTCATCGCATCGAACCGCGTGCCTTTGGCCCGCTCGCCCGAGAGCTCCGAGAAGACCGCGGCCTCGCCGTCGTCCTCGCCGTCGTCCAAGGCGCCGCTATCGCCCCCGCCGCCGCCGTCAGCCGCGCCGTCCTGTCCTTCCGCCCGGATGTCTTCGTCGCTCATGGCAACCGTGTCCCTGGTTGAGGTCGCTCATGGCAACTCCGTGGTTGATCGTCATCGTCACTCCCCGTCGGCCGGCAGTCCCAGCTCGCGGCGCGCGCACTCGCGCACCCGGCCCGCGAACTCCAGCCCGCGCGCCACGCCGAGCTGGAAGCGGATGTCGTCCTCGATCCGCTCCGTGCCGATGCGCGCCTCGGCCGCCAGCGCCGCGAGCACCCGCGCGCGCTCGCGCCGGCACGCGGCCAGCAGCGCCGCGCCCGCGCCCGTCGAGAGCGCCTCCGCCGCGCCGTGCATCTCCTCGCTTGTCAGATAGTCGCCTGCGCGCATGATCCGCCGTCCAGCTTCTCTTGTACGATGCCGGGCTCCGCCGCGTCAATCCCCTCTGGGAGCAAAGCCGCGTCCCGCGCACCGGCCAGATCGCGCAACGCCGTCGGGAGTCCCTCGAACATCCAGGCCAGCTCTCGCAGATAGCCACCCGAGAGCCCGCAGGGCGCGCGATCCCATCGGACCAGGGCCACGCGCACCGCCACGGGCTCCTGCATCGCGCGCCGCGCCCGCGCCATCGCCTCCTGTCGCGCCCGGATGGCCATGTTGAGCATCGGATGCGCCGCGCGCTCCTCCGCCGCCGCCTGCCGGAAGGCCGCGCCCATGGAGGGGCCGCCGGAGAGCGTGTCCACCTCGCCCGTCTCGCCGGCCGCGTAGAGGTCGGCCAGCGTCGCCCCCGGATCCGCGTCCGGACAAGCCTGCCTGAAAATCTCCTCGATGCGCGCCGCCGCGGTGTCCCAGTATCCTTGTGCGCCCATCGCGTCCTCGACGCGCCGCCGCAACTCCGCCGCCGCCTCCGCGATCCGCTGGTAGTTGCAGCCGCAGACAAGTTTGAATGTGCGGATGTCGCCCGGCGTGTCGCCGTGCCTGGGCATGACGCCCGCTGCCGTCTCCAGCACATCGGCCATGCGCGCGAGTCCGTCGCCCGCGAACTGCACCAGCCGCGTCCCGGCGATCTCGATGGCGCTCATCGTTCACGCCTCCCGACGCGGCCGACGCGGCCGGTCCGCAGGCTCCGCGCCGCTTCCGCCGCCGGCTCAGGCGCCTGGCGCGCCGCCGGTTGTTGCCGCTCCGGCGCCGCCGGCGCCGGACTCTCCGCCCGCTTTTTCCTGCCTGCCGCCATGTGCCGCTCCCTTCGCCTCATCCTCGACATCCTTGATGAACTTCGCCCGCCCGAGCTGGCCGCGCCCGCGGTAGTCCTCGGCCGCGGCCGCGTCGCGCGCCGCCTTTGCCCGCAGCCCCTCGGTGCGCGCCTGCGCCTCGGCCAGGGCCAACTGCCGCTCCTCGCTCTGGGCCTGGGCCTCCTGACGCGCCTGCCGCTCCTCCGCGGGGAGGAACGCCTTCCCGGTGTCGATGTCCTCGGCCTCGGCGATCTGCCGCGCGATCCATTCCGTCGCGAGGACGCCCTGCACCTCGGGATGCTGCGCCCCCAGGCCCAACAGCCGGATGAGCCCGTCGATCTTCTGCACCAGGTCGGAATAGGTGGCGAACCCCAGCGCCTGCACCTCAACGATGGCCTCGTGCTTGATCTCGCCCAAGAGCGCCATGATGTAGAGCACCCAGCCCACCACCCAGACGATCGCCGCGTCGTGCCGCCGCACAACCTCACCAAGGTACTTGCCCGCCGCCATGAGGCGGTTGCGGATCTCGAACGCGGTCTGATCGGCCTGCGGCGCCTGCCCCTGAAGGATGCGCGGGATGTTGCTCTCCAGGTCGGCGAACGTCAGCAGCATCTCGACGGCCTCGACCATTCCCGCGGTCATCGGCTGGATGGCGAGCTGCTGGACGGCCTCGCGCACGTCGCGCGTGTCCGGATCCAGGTCGATCCACTCGATGCCGTTCCGGATTTTCTCCGGATCTTGGCGCAACTGGTCGCGGTGCCCCGCCAACAGGATCCGCGAGGCCAGCCGCAGGTTTGCAAGCCACGTGCGGACCGCCCCCGTCAGGCACTCCTGCGTGTCCTCCATTGCGTCGTAGATTCCCTGCGGATGCGCGAGCGTGCGGTCGCGATCCCAGATGAAGCGCGCATATGGCCGCGGCCCCGGATCGGAATGCCACGCCACCGGCTCGCCGCCCGCAAAGTAGGCCGCCACCGACACCCATTCCGGATCCGTCTCCGGGGCGCCACCGTCCGGAGCCGCCCCGTCCGCCGCCCCGTCCGCCGCCCCGTTGAGCAGTGCCGCGGGCACCCAGGCCCAGACCTCGCGCCACTCCACCGTGTCCGCCTGGGCGCGCCCGCCCTCCTGCAGGGCCGGATGCTCCCGCGCCTCGCCGCCGCCGCCGCTCCGGGCCCCGGCGATCGCGCGGCGCACCGCGTCCTGGTCGAAGACCTCGCCGCCGGCAGCGACGTTCTCCCAGATTTCGTAGGGCGTCAGGCGGCGCCGACGTATGACGTACTCGGCCTTCTCCGCGTCGTCCTCCCGGCCGGGATCGACGAACATCTCCCACGGGCTGGGCACCTCCACGCCGGCCTGCATGCGCCCCTCCCGCGCGACCACCAGGCCGTGGATCCAGTATTCGCCCCAGGTGGCGCCGTCCTCGATCGCGTCGCGCAGGACGGAGGCCGCGCGCGCGTCCACCAGTATCTCGCTGACGCGCGCCTTGAGATTGGCCAGTTCCTCGTCGCTGCCAGCCGCCGATGCGCGCCAGCCCAGCAGGAACGGCACGCGATTGTTCTTGTAGACGCTGTCGCCCAGCGCGGCCTTGGCGGTCGTCAACTTCTGCCGCGCGACCCGCAGCCGTTCCTGGCCGGCCCCGTAATCGCCCGCGCGCCAGGCGCCGTCCCCGTAGCTCCGCGCCGTGTCGCCCGTGAGCCCCGGCCCCTCTCCCAGGCCTGTGAGGCGGTTGCGATCCCACTTTTCCTCGCGCGGGGAGCGCTCCCGCACCGCCCGCGAGCAGAGCTTCAGCAGATGCTCCTTGAGTCCGGGCGGCATCGCCACGGGCGCATCCGCCGCGGGCGCATCCGCCGCCGCGTCCATCTGGTCACGCTGTGCACTCGCGTCCATGAGGCACTTGTATTACAGCGTCGAGCGCGTGTCAACCCCCTCTTGGCGCGCCCGTGCCCAGGATGTCCCGCGGGACTGGTTCCCATCGCTCCCGCTTAGCCGGCCGCCACGGGCGCCGGTCGAGGCTCTCCAGCGCCGCCGCCACCGCCGACGTGAGCGGCCGCGGCCCCGCCGGTTCGCCCTCCTCGGCCTCGATCACCGCGAGCGCATCATCGGGCAGCGTGGCCAGCCGCCGCTCCGCCGCCCAGCGGAAGAGCAGCGCGCGCGTGTCCCCCTCCGCCGCCTGGTCGCCGTAGGCCGCCACCCGCAGCGCCGGCAGGTCGCCCAGGTGGCGCCGCACGGTCCGCAGGCTCTCGGTGTGCGCGTCCGAGCCCGGCGGCACCAGCGCGTAGTAGCGCCAGCAGCCCAGCAGCAGCGCGGCGTCGCGCAGCGCGCCGGCCACCCCGCCGTCCAGCGGCCAGCCGTCCGACCCATGCACCGGCGCCACCGTGCCCGCCAGGCGCCACCACAGGAGCCGCGCGCGGCCCTCCGCCGGCACCCATCCCAGCACGGCCACCGCCCCGGCCGCCACCAGCCGCGCGCCGACGGCCACCGGCCACGGCCACGCCACCCCGCCGCGCAGGTCCGCCGCCAGCCGCGCCCCGCCAGTCCCCTCGACCGGCACGAGTCCGTCGCGGTTCGGCTCGCCCGCCCGCCGCCATGATTCCATCATTGCATCTCCCTCAGTATCTGCTCCGCCTCTTCGACCGCCTCTCGGCAATCAGCCGCATGGTGGATCACCACCGCCTCGGGCATGAACGCCCCAGTCTTTACATCGCGCCACTCGACGCGCGGATTGCACCAGCACATCGTCCCCTGTATTTCGTGCTCCCGCAGATCATTGAGCGGCACCACATGCAACATGCTACCTCCCTCCCCGCAGGATCTCCGCGAGCGATCCGGCCCGCACCCGCGCCGCCTGCGGACGCCCGCCCGCCGCCGCGCCCGGATCGAACGCCGGCGCCGCCGCGCCCCGCACAGGCAGCGGCACCTCCATGCAGGCGTGGCACGACTCGTCGTAGACGTGGTCCTCGGCGTCCGTGTCGACGTCGTCGTAGGTCCGCTCGTCGAGCGGCAGGTCCGGCACCGTGCGGATGAAGTCCCGGCAGGTGCGGAACACCAACAGCGACCGGCTCTTGATCCGCGCGCCGAACTGGCGGAACTTGAGTTTGCGTGCCGGATCGCCCGGCCGCATCGCCAGCCCCAGGCGCTGAAACACCGTCGCCGTCGAATCGCCGAGGCCGCCCCCTTTGCTATCCGGGCGACGGTTGAAGATCGTCGGGTCGGCCAGTCGCAGCGTTGGCCGGAGTCCCGCCTCCCGCTCGCGCTCGATGATGCCCGCGGCAATCTCGTGGTCGGCCAGGCGCAGGCCCGTGTCGGGCTGGCCCGGTGTGCAGCCGTACCACTCGGCAACGCGCACCAGCACGTCGTCGGGCGCCACCCACCACCAGCCCACGGAAAACGGCTTGCCGAAGCCCCAGTCGAACGTCTGTATCACGCGCGCCCCCTCCGGCACCGGGCACGGGTCGATGATGTTCGCCTCGCTCCACGCGAACGCCTGCCCCGTGTAGATGTCCCAGTCGCCGTAGCGCCAGGCCGAGCGGAACGGCTCCGGCAGCGATTCCAGCCAGCGCACGTACTCGGGATTGCGCTGCATCAAGGTCGGGTTGTCCGTCACCAGCGCCGGGATGTACATGCGCAGCCGCCCGTCCGGCCCCGCGTAGGCGTGGTTGGGCTTGCGGTAGTCGCCCTTGCCGCAGCCGAAGCGCTCCTTGAGCCACCGGTGCCCCACGCCGCCGGGATTGGCCGTCAGCAGCACCTGGGGCGGGATGCCCGGCAGCGTCGAGCGGCACGACCCCAGCAGCAGCTCGTAGCTCTTCTCGTCGGGGATCTGCCCCGCCTCCTCGATCAGCAGCCGCTGGAACTCGCCGCCCTGGTATTTCGTATAGGCGTCCTTGTCCTTGAGGTGCCCGCAGCGGAAGATGGCCCCGTTGTCGAACTCCACGCGCGGCGGCCCGCTGGCCAGCACCCGGCCGCCCAGCCGCGCGAACATGCGGCGCGCGCGGTCCATCCAGTCGCAGAGGTCCTCGTAGTTGCGGCGCACCACCAGCGCCCGGTAAAGCTCGTTCCCGAAGTGCGGCGCCTTCGTGAGCCACGCCTGGCCGCCCTCCGTCTTGCCGCCGCCGCGCGCGCCGCCGAAGAGGAGTTCGAACACGTCCCACAGCGACAGCATGAAGGCCTGCGGCCCCGGATGCGGCCGCCAGACCCCGCCGTCCGCCGCCTGGAGAGCGTCAGCCACCCGAGGCGCCTCCGCCGTCGTCCACGTCGCCGCGCGGCGCCAGGATCGGCATGGGCAGGTAGATCACGCCCTTCGGCGCCTTGACCTCGCCGATGCCCTCGCCGCCGTCGAAGGTCTGCGCCTCCTCGTCGCCGCCGGGCAGCGCCGGCAAAACCTGCTTCGGCGCATCCCACCCGAGGATGTCGGCCAGCAGCCTCTCGCTGGAGCGCGGGTCGAAGAGCTCGATCTCCTCCACGAAGGGCTCGCTCCACGTTTTGCTCGCCGCGTCGTACTCGACCTTGCGCTTGACGCGCTTGATGGCCCGCGCGCACGGATGCTCCCGCACCGCCTCGCAGAACCGGCCCCAGGGCAGCCGCAGCAGGTCGGCGAAGTCCGCGATCATCCCCGCCGCCCTGGCCGAGGCGTTCCTGAGCACCGCCTTGCGCGAGAGGATGCCCTCGCGCGCCGCGTCGGCCAGGAGGAACGCGACACGCCTCTGAATGTACGGATTTGTACATAGGGCAGACCCCTGCTGCCGCGCCGATTTTGGCGAATAGCCCGCGCGCACCGCCGCGGCCGTCAGCGTCGGCTCCGTGAGGATCGCCTGGCAGAAGCGCTCGTGCATCGCCTCCACAAGGGGCGTGGAAATCATCTCGCGCCCGTCTGGCACGCCGTCCGCGATTTCCCGCACCCGCCGCCGCGCCGCCCCGTGGATGCGCTTCCGGGCCTTCACGCGGCGCGTGCCGGCCCCTGCCTCGGGCGCCCGTTTCCCGCGCGGATTCCGCGCCTTGCCCGACGCCATTTCCGCCGTCTGTTTCGATGCTGCCATGGTGTCTCCTCCGCCGCAGAATGTACATAGGCGGCTGCCCAAGTCAACCCCCTGCTGGCGCGCCTCCCTCCGCCGGCCCCGTCCCGTTGCAGTCGCCGTGCGTCCGCGCCGCCGTCCCCGTGCGCCGTTGCGCTTTCTTCCGTCCCTTCCTTTTTATCCCTTCCTTTTTATCCCTTCCTT